GCGGGGGTATTTGTTATACATGTCGCCGCGGATGCCGGCGGCCTGAGCATCCTTGGCGGTGAAGGTGGACTTGCCGAGTTCCTTGCCATCCTTGGCGAGGAAGGAGAGGGTGCAGCCATCCTGCTCGAGCCGCTCGACGCGGAAGTCGTAGCCATGCTGGCGGATCAGGGCAGCCATGAGATTGGCGGAGAGCGTGACCTTGCCCTTGATGAGCGAGATGCCCATCATCGAGGCGATCGGGGGCAAGCCCAACTCCTGGCCGGCGAGCACCTTGACACAAGCCTGAGCCGCGTCCTTGGCATCTTGAAAATAGCCGGACTTGGCGAGCAAAGCGCCGAGGGTCTGGACTTCGGCCAGACCCATGCGGGCGGGAAGATTCTCCTGCATTAGAGATCCACCCCGGCGAGGGAATCGACCCGGACCCCGTCCTGTTCGGAGTGGCCGGCGGGGGCCAGCTCGCCGTCCGAGTCGCGGTCGAGGTGGGCGGCGATGGTTTCCATCTCGGCGAGCGCTTTCTCCATCTGGCCCATGACGTGGGCGATGGCGGCCGGGCGGAAGAACACCGTCATCTGGTTGCCCTCCCCGTCGTAGATCGAGAACCAGGCGGCGCCGTCACGGCGTGTGGCCTCGATGGTGACCGGGCTGGTCTCGGTGCTGTGAATAGTGGCGGTCATGTGTGTGTGATCCTTTCTGTTCTGATAATAGCCTGAATCTAGGTAGATGTCAAGAGGCTAGGTAGATATATTTGTTAGGTAGAGAAGTCGAACTCCATCTGCAAGGAAGTTTCGTACACCTCGCAACTCTCCGAGCAGGTGCCGCTATCCTCTTCCCGGAACATCCGGCTGGTGTCGCCGGCCTCGCGGAATCCCTGGAGCAGGTCGGCGGTGGACTGAAAGCCGCGGAAGATCTTCCTCGGGCCGGGCACGTAATTCGGACCCACATCCGAGTACAAATCCTCGAGCTTCAGGAAGAAGTCGAAGCGCTCCGGCTCGGTACGGTAGATGGTGTTGAGCTTGGGCGCAGACTTCTGAAAGCAGGTGACGCAGTTGCCGAGATGCTCGGGGATCTGGAGATCCCAATCGAACTGTTCGAAGAACCACAGGACATCCTGTTTGCGGGTGGGCCACCGGTCGACGAGCGGGTAGATGATGCGCTGCGAAGTGGCGTTGGGGGAAACGCGGCGGCGCTCGTCGGCGCGGATGCCGATGGCGATCTGGTAGTCCTTGCCCCACAACGAGTCAGTGTAGGAGGCCATCGTATTGCCTTTGAGTTCGCGGGTGCAGAGCTTGAAGACTTTGTTGGGCAGGCCGTACTTGCCGGCGACTGCTTCGAAGGGTTCGCCGTGGCGGCTGGCGGTTTCATACCGGACCACCTGATGAGTGCAGGATTTGCGGCCGGGGTTCACGTTTGCTTCCAGCCATACCAGTCCGAGACCCAGATGGCGATCGACGGCATCGGCAAAGCGGAGCGTGTCTTCATGCTCGAGGCCGGTGTTGGCGAAGGTGAAGGCCATGTTGTACTCGTCGCGGCAGTGCTCCATGAGTTTGAAACACATATAGGCCGAGGTCCGGCCGCCCGAGAACGATACCTGCAGGTTGGGGCGGCTCATTTCTTCTATGCTGGCGGCGCCACTTCGATCACGGCGAGGTCTTTGCCTTCCGGGTCATCTTCGAGGGACCAATGATCGCCGTCTTCCCAAACGATGAGTTTGCCCTCTTCGGCCATCATCACATCGCCCCGGCTCGGCTCTTCGCCTTCGTTGCGCCATTCGACCTCGGTGCCGAGCGGCAAACTGTTGAACTGTTCGATCGTCATGCTTCTATACTCTCATTTTCTATCTAGATGTCAAGAGGCTAGGTAGAATAATCTGCTAGCTATTCTAAATCCTGCGGCTGGTACACGTAGGGATCGGCGGAGCGCACCCGCTCGAGGCCGGCCAGCCGCGCCTCCAGGTCGAGGATGCGCTTCTCGGTCTTGCCGGCAGTCCACGAGGCTACCATCACATTGCCCAAGGTGAGGCCGCAGGCTAAGAGAGCGGCGGTATAGCAAAGCCAGTCCATTACGATTCTTCCTCCAGGATTCTCACGTCGCACTCGCAGTAGAGCAGCGGCATGCCGCACTCGACGCACCGCACCGGCTCGGGTTCCGGCTCCGAGCACGCGCACTCGATGAGCGGGAGCTTGCACCACGGGCACAGCGTATCTTTGGTTTCGGCGGCCTCGCGGTAGGCGGCTTCGAAGTTCTTACGGGTTCCCGGGGAGATGAAGTCTCCGGCCAAGCCTTGCATGCTGCGCAGCAGGTCTTCCCAGGTCTCTTCGGGCAGGCTGATGGTCATGGCGCTACCCCCAATTGCGGGAGAGCCTGCGACAGCGCCTGCATCTCCCTCATCGAGCGGATCGAATAGAAAATCACCTTGCCATTACTCATCGGGAAGTGGCTCTTCTGGTGGCGCCGGATGACACCGTGCTCATCGAGCACCGGGTCGAGATACACCTTGATATCGCGGAGGTGATTGTCGGCGGCAAAGTCGGGGCCCAGCTCTTTAATCGTGGCTTGTCTCCAACTGTAGAAGTTGACGCGCACTTTCATGGCGGTGCGCTCCTCGCCGGCATCGATGGTGATCGTTTTCTTCGCCGTGGGATCGCCTCCAACCTGCTGACAGATCATGAGATAGATCTCGTGGCCGGGGATAAGGTCGCGCCGCTTGACCGACTCGTTGGACTTGGCTTTCGCCTTGGTCCTGGCGGTCACGCGCTTCTTGTAATCCCCCTCGGCCGCCGGCAACCGCGGGGCGTTGCCCATGTTCTTCACATCGACGGCGAGCGGAGTGGTGGCGCCCTCGAACACCTTGGGCTTGGGATCGGTGTACGGATGAATCTCGCGCTCACGCGGAGCGGGGATGATCGGACGGGGCAGGCTCATGGTTCGGTGGTCTCCTTGGGATTGCGGGGATCGGCGGCGCTGCGCTTGTCCGGCGGCCAGGGATGGCGGCCATAGAGCATCAGGTCCAGGTGCCAGTCCCTCACCATGGCGAGGACAGCGTACTCGATAAGCTTGCCCGCTTTCTCTTCCAGGGTCATAAGACTCCCTCCAACGGAATGTTGCGGGCAACGCGGCACGGCGGACACACGCGCGCCCGCACCAGGCCAAGCCTCAACCGCTCACCGGCGGCCGGCTCGAGGCAGAAATGGCACCGCGGCTCTGAGCGATGCGCCCGCGGGATCATCACCTCGAGATACTCCACAGGCACCGCCTCGCCGGTCATGCGAATGCCTTTATGCAAATAGGCTTGTCTACGGATCATGGCTTTTCTTTCAAGGGCTTGGCTTGCCGATTAGGCTGGACATGCAGATGGGGATAACGGATACGGAGATCCTCGAGCACCTCCGCCGCCGCCAGCTTACTCGCCTGATCCCGCCGCCTCACCCGCACCCTGAAATCCTCGGCGATGGCCTCGAAATACACGGCCAGCCCCGACAACGCATCGTCGCCGAAGTAGGCGAGCAGATACGAAGCCTCGGCATACGCGGCGCTCCGCAGCAGATCCGGATGCGACGACGAAAGCCGCTCCCGGGACAGACCCGAGAACGGCTTGCGCGGAATCGGTTTTACCCGGTTCTCTGGCTCCATGCGGCTAGTACACCAGCACTCCCATCACCGGAGCCATCGGATAGGCCGGCAGCACCGGCGTGTAGTAGGTCATCGCCGGACGCACCGGCGAGGGAGCATGGTACACCGGATAGCCTCCCGTGTAGGACGGCCGCGGCGCAATCACGATCGGCGCCTCGGTGGCATACGGATTGTTGGCGGACTGATTCGAGTACGGCGAACCATACCTGCCATACGGGTTGTTGACGCTGTCGGACTGGTACGGCGAGCCATACCGCCCATACGGATTGGCGATGCTATTCGGGTCATACCGATTCGACGAGAGATTGCCGAGATACTTGCCGTCGCGGCTGACGACGATCGGAGATTGGGCCGACAGCGTGATGCCCGCGGCCAGCGCCAGTGTGCAGAACCGGCTAAAGCCAGTGATGAGTTTCATTGTGTTGTGTGATCCTTTCAAGGTAAAAGCCTGTCTCTTCAGGCGCGGGAGGCTATCCCCGCGCGACCCGGAGCAGCCGGGTTTCGACCTTTGTTCTACTTTATACGCTTTTGTCTGACTTTGTACAGTTATTTCGTTGAGCTAAGCTTGCCGATTACACCCGCCGCCGCAAGCGCAGCCCGACCGGCCACAGCAGCAGCCAGAGCATGAGGCCAAACGGCCGGCGCGCGGTCACCGCTTGACCGCCGGATAGAACAGGGAATACCCGTTATCCGCCCAATTCGACCGCTTGACCGCGGCGCCCGTGCGATCCGCCTCGAGCTGAGCCGCGGCATTAGCCTGCTTCAATTCCGAGTCGCGAAACGATACCCGCTCGCCATCGACGGCGACGTAGCAATACTTCAGTTCCCGCATGTTGTTGTTTCCCACTTTCTGTTGAATAATCTCGAGCTGGGCTTGCCGATTAGAAGCTCCCAATTTGCCCCAGGAACGCGCGCGCCCTTCGGGTGGCTCCGGACCCACCAGGGAGACCGCCGCAACGCCCCACGCGCTACCCCTACTGCGTTTGCCAGGGATTCTCCTGGACTTCGACCTTCTCGCCATGGAGCAGATGCGCCCACGCAATATCCTGCGCATCTTCGCGCCTTATGCCGTGATACCGCGCCACGCCATTGACGTGAACCGTGTAGATTGTCTTCATGTTGTGTGTCCCTTTTGTGCGATAGATTCGCGCCTACGCTCACCCCGCGGATAAGCGTAATGCGAGCCCACCACTAGACCAAACGCAGCGCACAGGCCAAATGCATCTCTTCATGCCCCATCGATACCACCCGCCCGCCACCATACAGACACCACGTGCTATCCACACCCGCATAATGGCTGTGGTTGTGCACCGTCAGCGCCACACCCTGTGCGCGATAAACGCGCGTCTCGTGGTTCCGGCCTTCCATGAAGGACTCCGCTAACGTGAGTCCGTGTCTTTGCGCCAATACTTCGAAACGTATGCTTTTCATTGTTGTGTGTTCCCTTCTATTCCCAAATCTTCGCGCCTAAGCGGCCGCGCCAATCTGTATCAACTGCGATTGCACAACGAACGAACTCTGGACCTTCTTTGCCTCTCCCTTTGCCCGTAGCCCGACGATCACCCCCCGCGGATCGAGGAAACGAACGTCATGCTCATCGCCATCAATCACGCGATAACCGTTCCACGATTCAGGCAAATCTTGCCCGCGACGAGTATCAAAAACAACGGAGACATTCACGCCATGCGCCAGAGCCTCGAGACACTCCGCCAGATTCTCCCCGCTGTACGAAAACGTCAGCTGATAGTTGTAACGCGTCCGCAACCACGATTTCGGCAACTTCGTGTAATCGTAGAACATCACCTGCGGAAACTCGCGTGCCATCATCATCGCCACCCAAGGCAAATCAGAAGTCCCGTTAAAGCGAACGGCCGGCTTCAATCCCTCCCTCTCCGCTTCCCGTATCAATGCCTTGATATCCCTCCGCAACGCATTCAGAAACGACTCGCGATCCTCCCACAACCAAACCGTCTTCCCAATCCGTGCCCGCTTGATCTCAGGAAATATCTTCGATCGACCGCTGTCATACAGACATGCTTCGATGCATCCCTCCGTAGCGAACGTACAAACATTCATCACCCCAGATTCATTCGCCGGCGCCAAATAGCAGATACCCGTCAATACCCCTAAACTCTCTCCCTTGATCGTCTTGGCGTTCTGTGTCTGCAACACAGCCCCGCGCTTGTACCCTTCCTGATACCCTGCTACTACCGCCGACCGCAACCCTTCAATAAATCCCACTGTTCTAATCCCTTAGCCTGATCTTCAGACCACGGAGGCTATCCCGTGATGACGCCCGTAGGCGTTTCACTCCCTATAACGCCCGGTACCGTGCCGCAAAATGCATCTCCAAACGCAACAACGGTCCATACGCTTCCACGTCTATTCCCGGCTCTGCCTTCGCTTCCCGGATCAGTGAAAGCATCCACATCAGCGCCTTCTTCTCATCCATAACCTTCGCTCCCGTCTCCGCTTGCCACGCCTTCAGCAGCCCTTCCCTCGTCAACGTCGCCTTCATCCAAAATGCCTTGTTCATTTGTGTGTGTTCCCTATCAGCCTGATCTTCAGTGCACAGAGGCTATCCTGCGCAGACGCCCAAAGGCGTTTCACTATTCAGGCAACTCCAATCCACGCGCGTCGAGCATCTCCTGCAACGGCATCTCCTGCTGAAACTCCTCTGCCTTCAACTCCACGCGCGTCCCATATACCGCCTCTAGTTCTATCTCCAACTCCGCCGTCGCCGCCCACAACGCCTCTTGCGCTTCCGCCGCTATCCTCAGCAATTCGTATGCTTTCGTCAATCGCTTGTCATGTGCTGTGTTGTTCATATTCAGATAGTAACTTGAACCTCTATCTAGAACAATAGGACTTAGGTACTGTTTTGAGATTACCTACAAGTTGCTACGATCGCAAAGATTCGTAGCACACTTTCACTGCCTTTGGTCTGCGACCGACCGCTCCTTCGCCGGGTATTTCAGGCCAATGCCACAGCTCACAGCTCGTTTCGTGGGCAAAGGAGCCTACCACAGGGGGAAGATGCGCCAATGCCTGCGCGCAGCGCAGCCTTTGGTGCAATCGATGCTCGTATGCCGCAGCCGTTGAGGGCTCTCGAGGGCTGCGAGGCCGGCAATCGCACAGCGCCTGGCTTGCCGATTACAGGCATGCATTGCATGCAGCCGGCATGCGAACAAGGGCCGGGGCACCCCCATGCCGGGGGGGCGGTGTGGTTTCAGTTAGGCTCGGAGCGAAATCTGTCGGGTATTTTGGAATAGTGATTCACGTAGGTGAATCGGTTAGGTTGTGGAAAAGAGTAAGATGGGGGCGATATGGGGCCTTTGTATCTGATACGAAGAGGGGAAAAAGCGCGGCCGATGTGTGTAGGGTGCAAGAAGGCTGGGGATGAGGGGGTAGTAGTGACAGCGGGGCGTGTGCACATCTGCAAGGCGTGCAAAGGGAAGCTGAACCGAGGGGAAGGGCTGTATGTGGATCAGGAGTACGTGAAGCGGTGGGCAATGTAGTAATGTCTATACGTGAACGGAAAAACCGATCAGTCTGTGAACGGAAATTCCGTTCAGTCGAAGAGGTACGCGCGGATCCCTGCGACGGTCCTGCATGACGTGGAACTGAGTATAGGGGCGAAGCTGGTGTATGCGGAGATTGCGCTGCACGTATGGCAAGGATCAGCGGCATGGGTAGGGCAGAGGCGGCTGGCGAAACAGTTGGGGTTTCACCAGGAGACGGTGTTGCTGGCGATCCGGGAATTAGCAGCGCGGGGGCACCTGAAGGTAAGCGGGGAGGGGAAGGCGCGGCGGACGTACGTGCTGTTGTCGCCGGTATTCTCGCAAAAGCAGGGGCAGGAGACGGTGATTGTGTCGGCGCCGGGTGGGGCTCGCCGGATGGTGAGTGTGGATTTGGAGCGGGAGAAGGTGGGATGAAGCTGCCGGATTTGCGGGAAGCGTTTCTCGACGGGAAGACGAAGCTGCGGCGGTCGAGCTGGGAGAGTGGGCGGTATATCTGGGCGCCTCCGCTGCCCAATGTGGCGGTGCTCGATTCGTCGACGGGGACGAAGTGGATTTCGAATCTTGATGATGGGGATCACGAGGCGGAGGACTGGGAAGTTCTCGAGGTGGTGTGATAGGCTGAAGCCGTCAGACTGGTTTGGTTGGAACTTCTAGCAGAGCCATATGCATCGGGGGCCGCGGTGAATCAGACATCGCGGCTCTTGGTGTTTATGCCATAATCAGGAACGTTAGTCATTTGTGTATGTGTTCCCGTGGCGCCGGCAGATCCCACTCCGGCGCCACAAATATTTATGCTCACTTCCCTCAAATGCCCGATGTGCCGAGCCTCCAGCGTCTCACTATGTGAGACGGGGGAATGGCTGTGCGTTCATTGCGGCTGCTGCGGGATTGCCGGCGTTGCCACCGGGAAGGTGTTCTCGATCCGGGAGCGGCGGAGCGTGCGGATGATGGCCCAGGTTCCCAGGAAACCGGCGGCGGCTGAAACGGTCGCCCCTCCGCCGGCATCTTAAGGCCAGGGCGCAGCGGCCGCAGACCGAGCAAGGGTTTTGTTATCCAACCTGTGGATTCCCGTTGCGCCCACTGATAGCACCGCGATAGCAGTGATATCACTCCCCGGCGATCTTCTCTTCGGCGAACTGGCAGAAGAACGAGCAGGAGAAGTTCAGCTCGCCCCCGCGTTTGCCGGGTCCGGGCGGCAATTCGGCGAGGCTCATCCGCTCGCCTTCCCGTGGCCCCGAGCGGTGCTGCAGGAAGTAGGCGCCTTCGCCGATCTCTTCCTGGATCTTCTTCACCGCGGCAAAGCGTTCCGGGAAATCGGCGCGGATGGCCTGCCAGTAGGACTGGCCGCCCTTGGGGCAGCCGAGGCAATTGCCGGTGAGGATGTTGCCTTCGAGCGTAAAGGCTTGCCCCTCCGGCACCACCGCGCAGAACACCTCTTCGACCCGCTCGGTTGGTTCCACCGATACCACGATCCACGGATGCGGCTCGCGCGGGTTCGACCACAGGAAGCGCCGCCGGTGCTCTTCGATGAGAAAGAAATCCTCGCGCAGGGTGTCTCCGATCAACGAGAGCGAGTAGAGCGCCGACTCCTCGCGCCCGGCAAAGCCGCGCCGCATCACCTTCCGGATGGAGTTGACGCCGATCCCCAAGCGAATGGCCACGTTCCGCGCGAATTCCACATGCGTGTAGTTAGCCGAGGATAGGGTGTAATCTCCTCGCTCGGACACGCAGCCATCGGCGGCGAAGTATCCAGCTAGCCACCCGTATAGGTAGCTCTGGCACTCCTCGAGCGGGGGTAGATCCTTCCAGTGCCTCGGCAGATCCTTCACCTCGATCCCAGCTTGGGAGGGACGAGTGGGGCTGAGTGGAAAGTAGCGGAGGAGTTCGCGGTCCTTCTCGCCGCACAGGACCACCGTCCCGGCCGTATTCAACGTACTCTGGCGCGAGCCGTCCCCGAAGACGATCCCTTGGGCAATCCCGAAGGCCGAGGGCCGCACGCGCGCTCCTAGGCGGCCGAACACGCTCCGCAGCCGGTCGCCCGGTCTCAGTTCCTCGGTAGTGCGCTCGAGTTTGGCCGCGTGCACGTACTGCTTGACGAACCAGCGATGGCCCGCCGTAGCGAAGATGACCTTCTCGGTAGAGTTGCGCCGAACAGACAGTTTCATCAACGGCTGCTCGCCGAAGGAGTGGATCGAGGCTTCTTCCCACCCGCCCCCGGCTCCCCGCACTCGCACGGTCTCCCCCACGGCAGCGCCCAGCGTCCGGACCCCCATGTCCGTCAGGAATTCGGTGTCGCCCGAAAAACAATTCGCATTGTCGTAGCCGAGTTCGTACATGATGGGGATGCGGAGGCCGGCGCGCTCCACGATGGCGAGGCAATCGCCTTTGTCTAAGCCCTCCTCGATCAGCGGCGCCCGGAATGTCTCATCCGGGTAAAGGTCTTGGAGATTCGAGAAGCGGTCTTCTTCCTCGCGCGTGAAGCCGAATACCGACACGTCGCCCGGCAACATGATCTTTTTGAGCAGCTTGCGCTTCAGCTCCTGCGAGCACGGCGCCCCGTTCGGCCCCTTGATGTAGCGCTTCCTCTTCCACACCTCGTCGGTCGACGCTCCGTAGGTTTCGTCCCGCAGCACCGTCACAGGGTGGCCAAACCAGGTTTCGCAGTCGGCGAGGAACCGCCGGTTGTCCGGGTGCTCCTCCACGAGGAACGCATTCACGATCACCACGTCATTGTGATCCTGTTCGGCTAGGATCAGTTTAGTCGCCACCGCCGAGGCCGCGCCGCACGAGAACTGGCATACGTACCTGGACATACTCTAGTTTACCACCTATACTCTAGGTAGATGCCTGATCCAGTCAACGGGGATGAATCCCCCGCCAAGAAATCCCACAAGCGCGTCAGCCTTTCGAACTCCTGGAACACCGAAACCGGCACGCTTCGGATCGAGTGGCGCGACCATCAGGAAACCGTCTTCAACCTCGGCGAGCTGCCGCAGGCCATCGTCAATGACCTTTGTTATCATGGACTTCTGGCGAGGATTCAGCAGGCATATGTTTCCGCCGCCGGTTCCCCGCCCGCGGCGCGGGACCGCGCACACAAGCTTTGGGAAAGCCTGAAGTCGGGCGACTGGGGCTTGAGCCGCGGGGAGAAATCCTACAGCATCGTGGTGCAGGCCCTGGCCGTCCTATTGAAAATCTCAGAAGGCGAGGCGCAGGCGCGCTTTCACTCGCTCTCTGCCGACAAGCGCAAGGAAGTGGCGAGCCGGAGTGACGTGGTGGCCCAGGTCGCCAAGCTCAAAGCCAAGGCCAATCCCCTCCAAAGCTTAGACTCGATTTTGAAGTGACATGGAAAATCCCCTCGCCGGATTGTCGAAAGCCGATGTCGACCGCAAGCTCTTCTACGAAGGCGACTCGTTCCGGTTGCAATATCTGCTCTATGCGCTCGGCCACTCGATGACGTGGGAAGAGATCGACCGAGCCATTTACCGGGAAGTGGAGAAGCAAGCCCTCGGCCGCCGCCGCGGCCTGTTCACCAGTTCGAAATAAACCAGGAGTAATCATGCCCGCAGAACAAGAAGAAACCGAAGCCGCCGCCATCCCGCCAAACCAGATCCTCGTAAGGGCTTTTCGTGGTTACCTTTATAGCCCCATCACCAAGAAGCTTTACTCAGCCGTCACGCGCGAGGAGAATGGCCCCTCCACTTTCGAACGCCCGTGGTCGGTGCAGATCGGCTTCGGCTTCGAGACCCCCATCGTCGCCCTCTCCCCCCTCGACTACCCCACCGCCGAAACCGCCGAGTGGACCCTCACCTGGGCGCGCACCAACTGGCCCACCCTCACCTGGGACATCGTGGTCCCCGAGCCGTCCGGCGGCTTCGTCACCGAAAGCCAATACCTGCTCGTAGCCTGGAACGGCCAGGATCTCTACGAGGCGTACTCAGCGGGGCAGTGGGCGTTCCTGTATGACCGGGACGGTCAGGACGCAGCCTATCAAGCCCGCACCGCGGAGTTGAAGCAAGCCGGCTTCGCAGTCTAGCCGTGGTCTACTACAACGAGATTGACGAAGCCAAAGCCGAGTGGTTAAAGGAACTGATCAAGGAAGGAGTCATTGCCGATGGCCTCGTCGACCGGCGTTCAATTAGAGATGTTTCCCCTGGAGACCTGGACGGATTCATCCAGTGCCACTTCTTTGCCGGTGTGGGAATCTGGTCCTACGCCCTCACCCTCGCCGGCTGGCCCGCCGATAGAGCCGTGTGGACCGGCTCCTGCCCCTGCGGACCCTTCTCTTCCGCCGGCAAAAGAGCAGCGCAAAACGATCCAAGGCATCTTTGGCCAGACTTCTTTCGCCTCATCGAAGCACGAAGACCTGTCTGCGTCCTTGGCGAGCAGGTATCGTCGATTGACGGCCTCGGCTGGCTCGACCTTGTACTCGCTGACCTGGACTCAGCGGCTTACACCCTCGGGGCACTCGATATCTGCGCAGCGGGCGTCGGCGCTCCCCACATCCGCCAGAGGCTCTATTGGGGCGCGCGGCTGGCCCACGCCCACCAGCGAGGATGCCAGCCAGTCGAACCGGTCGAACATGGAGGAGCGGATAGCGCGCACAAACTGGAATTCGATCTGCCTCGGGCAAATGGCCCATCTGGCGGGCTGGAACACGCCGAGGGCGACGGACGGATCGAACGGCGGGCCGAATCAGGCCAACGGGGCCCTGTCGGCGGATGCGGCGATGTGCGGCTGGGCGACTCCGACGATGCGCGACTCGACCAACGCGGCCAACGCGACATGCTCCCGCTCGAACCCGGACTCGCAGCACCACGACGGCTGGACGCTGATCGACCAATCGAGGTTGGTGGGCTGGGCCACTCCGAAAGCCTCGGATGGGGACGGCGGCAGGACGACGATGACCAAGGGCGGGGGCAACTCCCATTTACAGATCGAGGCCCGTTTAACGGCTTCTGGCGAGGGGCCCACTGGGTTCTTACTCGGCCCCAACGGCTGGGAGACGTACCCAGCCTCCGGCCAATTGAACCCAGGCCACTCCCGCTGGCTGATGGGAATCCCGGCGATCTGGTGCGAGTGCGCCATCCGGGCTTCCCGCTCGCTCAAGGCGAAGAAGCGCGCGTCCTCCGCCTCCGCGGTTACGGGGACGCAATTTGCGCCAGTCAGGCCGCCTTCTTCGTGAAAGCTTTCATGGAAGAGTTGGAAGAAGAGTAGCGAGACGCGCCGCGCCTTTGTACAATTGAATCTCGCCACGAAGAAGCATGGAGGAGTGAGCTGGTAACTCGGAGGAGGCCGGCTCACTTTGACTTCGAGAGCACTGCGTCCGATAATCAGATTCGATCCATCTCATTACATCCAAGGCATCGGGACGATCCCGGTGCCTATTTTTTTGCCATAACCTCCAACGAGGAATATACTCAACAGCATGCCGCCTGAAGAACCGGAAGAGTTCGAACTCGACCCCGACATCCCCCCCGCCCGGTATGATCCCATCGAGAACGAATCCGATATCCCCGACCTGCCCGAAGACGACGAGATGGAAGTGAAGGAGATCTGACCTAGAGCAGGTGTCTCCAGGATCTTCCTGCGAGGAGGTCGCGGATGGATGCATGGTCCACTCCGAACTTTGCACCGAGTTTATTCCGGCTGATAGAACCGGTGGCATAGAGCCTTCTGATCTCGATCACTTCGGCTTCTTTCAACTTGGAGAAGGAGCACTTCTCTCCGCGCACTACCAGTTCCGGGTGTCTGTTGGCGTAGTGGTTCTCCCCGGTTGGAAGAAGGCCCTTGGCCAAGGCGTCACGGGTATTGTCCGCTATTGTGCCGAGAAACAAATGCGCGGGGTTACAGCAGGCTTTCACATCACATTTGTGACAGACGCAGAGAGGACCGGGGTCCACTCCATAGGTGAGAAAGTAGGCCAAACGATGCGCTCTAGCGCGTCCCTGCCGCTTTGCTCCCAAGCCGGTGTTGTAACCAAACGCTCCGTATCCGCTCACCGTGTGGCCTGTCCACAACCAACAGTCCTCCAGCCCGCGCTTGTCTATCTTGGACCATAATTTGACGATGTCCTTTTCAGGAAGTTTGGGCAATGGGTTAGGCTTAGGATCAGCCATGCGATCTCCTTCACAGATTGCAACGGTCAGGGTCGACGCGGTGTTCGAAGCACTGCGCGACCCGAATCTATTGTGCCAGAAAAGCATCCGGGTGTAGCATGAGTTTCACCCTCAAAGGAGAATCCGGTGGCAATTGGAACACAGCTTGACCAATTTGGAAGGCCAATCGACAACAGCTTTTTTGGAGGCGGAGGTTTAGGCTCGGCATTGGCCACGCTCCCCGGCACCCCCGTCTTGGACGGCGGCACGAACGTCAGCAACACGCCCGCACCAGGATCCGGGCAAGGCATCGGCACCACCACCGGCGGCGGCGGCACACCCAAACTACCTGACGATCCGTCAGCCAGCGGGCGCAATACCGGCGAGACCGGCGGCTCCCGCATCCCCCCGCCAAATCCCGTGGCCGGCGTCCAACAGCCCGGCGCCAACTTCTGGGGCGAACAGAATCCTTGGGCGCAGAACGTGGGTGCGTCGATCAACGATCAACCGGTGAGCTTCGCTTCTCCCGGCAATCCCAACACAAATTATGTGACCGAGGATGCAGCCAAGAAATTGGGTTCCACGTTTGGGGCGAATGTTGTCAGCCAGAATCTTTCGAATACCGCCAGTCCCGGTTCCTCTGCTCCAAGTGCGCCAATGTACGCTTTGGATTTTGGACGTGGCGACCCGCAAGATGCCGGAATGGGAGCTTGGCAACTGGCAAGGGGCGATAGCCCCGAGCTTGTGGCTCAACGCTACGCTGCTGGTCTGAACAACACTGGATGGGGGGGGCCAGCTCCCGCCACCGCAAGGGCGGATAGTGATGGGCTCTGGAATTACAGCACGCCGATCAGCACGAATACCCCCACCGCCGCTCAATCGGGCTTCTTCGCGCCACAGCCGGACGCAGGTGCCGGGCAGTACGCTCGCAACCTCGCCGGTGAAGGTAATTACGGGCAGTCGAGCGGCTCGGGAGCCGATCAAGCAGCCCTTATCCAATGGCTCCGTTCCCAACTCGGCCAAGCGTAATTTGTTGACTCGTCTGCTCTTGGGAGCGTAAACTTGCGGCATTGGGCCGCGACTAATCTTCCGGCCTCCGACAGTTGTTTGGGCACGACTTGTATTTGAGCGGGTCGCTCGTGATCCATCCCCGCTCATCGGGGCCTGATGTTTCCGCAACCGATCAGGCCCCCTATTTAGGAATTTGATTTGGCAACCGAACTCAAAAGTCTGTCCTACCGTCACCAGGCTTTGCTGAACTGGATGCTGGCAAATCCGCATCGCCAGTTGCGGGAAGCAGCCATCGAACTCAATTACGGCCGCCAATACATCCACATCCTGGTACACAACGATCTCTTCCAGCAGGCTTATAAAGAAGCCTGCAAGGAAGCCGGGAAGGAAGCCGTCTTTGTCGGTGCCCAGATCACGGACAAATTAAATTCTTTGGCCCACCGCGCGCTTGATGAAGTGGATAGAAGGCTCGAAGAGAACGAGCTCGAGTCGCGCGAACTGCTCACCGCCGCCAAGCTTTCTCTGACCGCCCTCGGCTACATCAACCCCAAGGGCTACTCGACGGACATGCACGTCCACTCGCACCTCCAGGTCGACGTCAACATTATCAATGAGGCGCGCGAGCGGGCGCTCCAACGCCGCAGCGCCGTGCCCCTCACCCTCGAAGCCAACCTCGAAGAACAGGAAAGTTAGATGCAAACCACCACGATGGAAGAACTCGCCGAGCGCCTCTACACGGCCAAGGCCCAGATGTCGGACTGGATGACGGCGGAGACGCTCGCCCCCATTCCGGCGTGGAGTGAGACCCAGCGCACCGTGAAGAATGCCTGGTACATTGTCGCCCAGGAAGCCATCGACGCCGGGGAGGAAGCTCCTCCGCCCCCGCCGCCTATCCTCTTTGAAGCATCCGCCGGCGAGTCGGCCGATCCCAAGGCGATCGAGATCCTCGGCCCGCGCCCCCAATGGGCTGCGCTCCCCGAGAGCCTCTCCGCCGACTGGGCCGCCGTGGGCGAGGTGGCCTCGGATGTGATGGAAGATCTGCGGCGCGATGTCAAGCCGCTGCCCCTTAAGAAGAAGATGCACGCCGAACCCACCGAGCCGCCCCCCGGCGGGACGCTGCCCGATGTGGCCGGAGTCACCATTGCGCCGCTCGAGCAGAACTTCCCCTCGACCGGCGGCACCGGCGCGGTCACGGTCACCATCACCGAACCGGGCATCGATAACACCTGGCAGGTCGACAAGCAGAGTGAAGCCACCTGGCTGACCATTGACTCACCAGTCGAAGACACCCCGCAGTCAGCGGACGGAACCGTGAGCTATACCGTGGCAGCCAACACGGGTGCGACCGAACTGCGCGGCGCGCTCTACATCAACGGCAAAACCCACACGGCCATCGTGGCGCCCGCCGCCGCCGGCACCTTTGCCGCCCAATCCTCCGCGCACGCCGCCGCCACCACCACCAAGAAGGCGAATCATAAATAAGGAGAAATAACGAGATGACAGATACGAGCTACTCGAAACCCGAACCCACGCCGCTCCCCGCCCCCGGTACCGAGCCGACCGCCGAAGGGCTGGCCGAGAAGCTCTACGAAGCCTGGGCGTCTTACTGGAAGACCGAGGCCAAGCGCCCCTCCTGGAAGGAAACCGACCTGTCCGCCAAGCTCCGATGGCGCGCCGTGGCCAATCTCGCTATCGGCCGCGGCCCCTTCGACGACCCCGACGAACACCGCCGCATGGTGGAGGACGACCGCTGGGCCTTCCAGCACGTCCGCGACATGGCCTTCGCCGATGCGCCCGGCGCTGAGCCCAAGCCCAAGCCCGTTCCGCCGGCGCCACCGGTGGCCACGCCCGCTCACAAATAACCGATGAAGCAGAAAGCTCCCCCGTCCGTCGACCTCAACGAATTAGTATCGTTGTGCGCCACCGACGGGGAGCTGTTCTGCCGCACCTTCTTCCCCTCCGCCTTCCGCCAGTCCTCGCCCGAATTCCACCGCGACATGTGGGCCGACCTGATTGACCCGGGCGTCAATCTGTCCGCCTTCTCGGTTTTTCGCGGAGGAGCCAAGACCACCCTGCTCCGCTCCTTCGTGGCCTGGAGTGTCGCCTATCGCGCCTCGCGCACCATCGCCTACCTCGGCGCCTCGACCGATAAGGCGCACGAGTCCGGTGACTGGCTGCGCCGCTTGATCGAGGGAAACTCCGAGGACGGTCTTTCCTTCGCCCAGGTGTTCGGCCTGCGCCCCGGCAACGTATGGAACTCCGACCGCCTCGATATCCTCTGCCGCTTCGAAGCCTCGAAACCGGAAACCACCATCACGCTCGTCGCCCTCGGCATCACCTCCTCGGTGCGCGGCCTCAACATCAATAACTTCCGCCCCGACCTGGTGATCCTCGACGACGTGCAGACCGAGGAGAACGTCGGCAACGAGACCCAGCGCTCGAAGCTGAACGAACTCGTCTACGCCTCGATCGTCAACACGATGGCGCCGCGCAGTGAAGCGCCCAATCGCAAGATGGTGCTCTCCAATACGCCCATGCGCCCGCAGGATCTCATCGCCAAGGCCGAGCACAACCCCGACTACAAGTTCCGGAAGTTCGGCATCCGGGACGAGGCGGGACGCAGCCGGTGGGAGGAGCGCTTCCCCACCGAGGAGATCAACCGGGAAGAAGACGCGGCGCGCCGCGAGAACCAGTGGGCTTACTTCGCGCGCGAGAAGTTATGCTGGCTCGTCCCCGACGAAGGCCAGTTCTTCCGGCCCTCCGACCTCCGCTTCTATGAAACACCTCCCGCCAATATGGTCACCGCGTATGCGATTGATCCGGTGCCGCCTCCCACGGCCGCCCAGGTGGCCGGAGGCATGTCGTCGAAGGACTTCGAGGCGCACGTTGTCGTGGGAATGACCGCGAGCCGCGATGTCTACGTGCTCGAGATGTCCACCTCGCGCTCTCATCACCCCGACTGGTCCGCGAATAAGTTCTTCGAACTCGCCGGGAAGTGGAAACCCATCCGCTGCCGCGTCGAAGGCATCGCCTACCAGGCCACCTTGAAGTGGTACCTCGACGAGCAGATGAAAAAGCGCGGCCGCTTCCACGTCGTCGAGATCTACAAGGACCAGCGCGCCAAACCCATCCGCATCCGCCAGTCGCTCGCCGGCCTCGCCTCGAATGGGAAACTCTACGTCCAAAGATCGATGATCGACTGGCTCGCGCAGTGGGAGACCTACCCCGGCTGCGACCACGACGATCTGATGGACGCGACGGCGATGGCCGTATCACTCGTGCTTGAACTCGGCGACGGCATGGGCGACTTCGAGGATATAGCCGGCTCCGGTGCCATGAAACAACTGGAGTACGCAGGATATAGGCAGTGCCCATGAAGGAGAACAAATGGATCAGTTAATTCAGTTGATCATTTACATCATAGTGTTCGCCGTCGTCGGGTACGGGCTTTGGTGGGTCTGCGTCAAGTTCGCCCTGCCGCAACCCATTGTTTGGATTGTCGGAGCGATTTTGCTGATCATCCTGCTCCTGTTCGTCAGCCATCAACTCGGGGTCGGCGGCGCCGGCGGGAGGCTATTCCCTGCGCGATGACTCTCAAAACCAAGTACCGGATTTCGATCATCGGCGACGTGGCCTACAAAGCCTCCATGCTCGCCGGATTCTGCGGAGCGGTCTACATTCTCGCCGTCGGTTTGGCGCACTATCTATGAAAATCCCGAGCCAACCTCCGCGTCTCCATGCGAACATGGGATTCCTCTACGGTTCGGAATTTCTACAACATGGGACGCACGCCACTCCGCTTTCAAACCCTGACCGGCCTCGAACCAGCCTGGAGGAGACCCATGAGTTGGCCGGAAATCGCGATAGCCGTCCTGATTCTGATCGGCGTGGTCTACCTTATTTGGGAACTCCGCAAATGACGGACGTACAGTTCTACATCCTGTTGATCGTGGCGTGCGTCGGCTTCCTGTTCGCACTCCGGGAGTTGGGCAAATGAGAGGCAAGTTTTCCATTCCTTTTGATTCGGAAGTCCACGAGGAAGTTCTCGACAAGCTACTCCACATGTTTAGCTCCTCGCGGAATCGCATGTCTTCCCGGCATGAGAAATGGAAAAAGGCCGAGGATCTATACCGCGCGTACCTTCCCGAAACGGAAGCTTCCTCGAAGAAGCAGCGCGCCCGCGAACAAGGCTCCGCCTCGCAGTTCAGCGAAGTGGTTCTGCCTTACTCCTACGCCCTCGCGTTGACATCGCACACATACGCGACCAGCGTGTTTCTTGGCCGCGATCCGGTCTGGCAATTCCGCGGCCGGCACGGGGAGACCGAGCAGTCGACGCAGTGCCTCGAAGCCCTGATCGGCTACAACCAGGACATCGGCGACATGGCAACCAACGAGTTCATCTGGCTGCTCGACGCCATCAAGTATGGCTGCGGCGTAGTGGGTTCGGATTATGCCAAGGAATACCAGATCTTCTCGGAGTACCAGCCCATCGCCCCAACCCTCGGCGGCATCGACCTCGGCGCCGACCCCAAGTGGGAGCTTGTAGAGGAGCGAGTCGAAGGCTACTGCGGCAACCGGCTCACCAACGTCCGCCCCTACGATTGGTATCCGGATCCAGGTGTTCCCCTCGTCAACTTCCAGGACGGCGAGTTCTGCGGCCACACGATGATGATGGGTTTGGAACGGCTCCGCTCGATGAAGACCGAGTGGGATCTGTTCAACCTCGACCAACTCGAGGGCGGCATGGGCGTGGGCGGCAACAACATGGCCCCGTCTACGGCCGGCAGCCGGGATAACATGCTCGCCGCCGAAAAGGTTTGGGATCCCAAGGATCTCAAGGGCGGCAAGGTCGGCATCTTCCGCGTTGTCGTCAACGTGGTGCCGGAGGCGTGGAAGCTTCCCGGCAAGTACTACCAGAAGTGGGAATTCCTGGTGGCGAATAACTCGGTCATCATCAAGGCTTCGCCGTTGGGGCTCCGTCATTGTAAGTTCCCCTACGACGCCATCGCGTGGGAATGTGACGGTTACGACTCGTCGACGCGCGGCATGATGGAAGTCACCAAGCCGCTCAACGACGTGATCAACTGGCTCTACAACACCCACATGTTCTCGGTGCGGCGCTCGCTGAACGGCAACCTGATCATCGATCCGGACCGCATCAATGTGAAAGACTTGATCGACGGCGGACCCGGACGGATCGTCCGCATGCGCCCCGGCACAGGCTATGGCACCGACGTGCGCTCCGCCGTCGCTGAATTGATGAACGTCGATCCCACTCGAGGGCATCTCTCGGACACGCAGTTCACCGAAGGGCTGATGCAGCAGATCACCGGGAGTAACGACTCCCTCATGGGTTCGCTCGGGCGTGGGCGAAAAACGGCGACGGAAGTACGCACCGCCGCCGCGCAGGGGGCGAACCGCATGAAGACGTTCTGCGACTTCGCCTCTGCTCTGGGCTGGTCGCGTTTAAGCCGCAAAATGGTGGCGAACTTACAACAGTTTTACGACCAAGAGAAGATGTTCCGTATCGCCGGCGACCTGATGCAGGGCACCAAGTTCGTCAACGTCGATAAGACGATGATCACCGGCGAATTCGACTACGTGCCCGTCGACGGCACGCTGCCGGTGGATAGGTTCGCGCAAGCGACTTTATGGAAGGAAATCTTCTCGGTGATCGGGAAGAACCCGCAGATCGCCCAGCAGTACGACATCTCGCGGATCTTCGGGCACATGGCATCGCTCGCGGGTTTGAAGAACATCACGCAGTTCCGGATCACTCCGGACGAGGCGGCGATGCAGCAGGCGCAGGCCGGAAATCTAGTCCCCGCGGGGCAGGCAATGGGAGGCGAAGGCGGTGGCGGATACCCCGGAACAAGTCCGACAGCAGCGATTGCAAGCATGGTCAAC